TCAAGCTCCTGCAGCGGAGATTGGTGCGGGTCGCGATCAGCGCCAAGATCGCGATCAGTATACGCCGCAGGTAGGGTCGGGCGCCAGTCTGCCTGCGGGCGGCTGGCGCCCTTCCCCGGAGGGGTGATGCGGTTCGTGCAACTCGCCGATCGGGTGGACGTGGTGCCGGTGCTGTTGGAGCTGAACCGCGCCGCGCATTTGTGGGACCGCAACCCTGAACGGCGGCTGTATCCAGGCACGCCCCATGCGGCGATGACCGACATCACCGTGCGTTACATGCCAGAGGCGCAGGTTACGATGGATGCGCGGCGGCTGGAGCACCGCAACGTGTTCTGGCCGGCCTGGCAGGAACTGCCGTCGTTGCGGCCACTGGTGTTCGCGCTGATGTCGCGGGTATGCGCGGTGGAACTGGGGTCGATTCTCATCACCAAGCTACCGCCGGGCAAGATGATCGAGCCGCACAGTGATGCAGGGAACTGGGCGCCCGAGTTCTACAATATGAAGTGCCACCTCACGCTGGCGGGGGCTGCTCTGGTGCGCTGTGCCGACGAGACGGCCACGTTCACGACATGCTCGACCTGGACGTTCGATAATCTGCTGCAGCATTCGGTCGAGAATGTCGGGGACTGCGACAGGATCGTGGTCATCGTGTCGATGAGGTGCGAATGAAACGCGCGGAGCATCAGCCGGAACAGGTGGAACTCGTTCTCTATGCCGGTGTGTTCGTGAAGCTCTGGAGCGTGGCCGATGCCGGCACGTTGTTGCCGCAGCACGCACATGAGTTCCCGCATTTGACGCTGCTGATGCGCGGTTCGGTGCGAGCGTGGCGCGGCGATGAGATGCTCGGCGACTACCGCGCGCCGGCGGTGATTCGCATTCCGGCGAACGAACTGCACACGTTCCTGACGCTGACCAACGACGTAGCGCTGGCCTGTGTGCACAACGCCGATCACATCGACGGCGATGAGCCTGCGGTGTCGCAGTATGCTCACATTGAGTTGGAGGACTAACTATGCCCTTCGCGGTAGCTGCGGCAGGGATTGGCGCTGTTGGCACGATTGCCGGCGGCCTTATGCAATCTGGGGCGGCGAAAGCCGGTCAAGCGCAAGCTCAAAAACAGTTTGAGCAGCAACGCGCTGACCTGGCGCCGTACCGGACTGCCGGGCTTGCCCCTCTTAATGCTCAAACTGACCTTCTTGGCTTGAATGGGCCTGATGCAGCATCGGCTGCCATGGCCAACTATCAGACTAGCCCCGGTTACACTTGGCAGATGGGCGAGGGCCTTCGTGCGGTGGATGCTGGTGCGGCAGCCAGTGGTATGCTGCGCAGCGGGGCGGCGCTTAAAGCAGAGCAAACCTTTGGCCAGGGTCTCGCCAATTCCGACTTCGGAACATACTACAACCGCTTGATGGGTCTCTCGACGCTCGGCGAGAACGCGGCGGCCGGCGGTGCATCCACAGCCAATGCCGCAGGGAACGCAGCAATACAAGGTGCCAACGCGCAGTCCAGCATCTATGGCAACACGGCGTCTGGCCTAGGCAGTATCGCCAACAACCTGTTGAGCAATAAGGATTTCCAGAACTGGATTAGCGGGCCGTCCGCGCCCAGCACCTTTACCGATACTGCGCCCGGTGGCACGTTCTGATGTCCGGTACCCAAGTTTCCAGCGCTCCGAACGTGCTGTTCGACCCGATGATGGCGTTGAGGCAGCAGGAGGGCCAGAACCAACTCCTGCAGCAGCAGCAGACCATCGGTGCGAACGATATCGAGATGGGCTCGCGCATCGCCGCGACGCTGATGGACCCGAATATCTATCCAACGCCAGAGGCGCGGGCTGCGGCATATCCGACGTTGGTGGGCTACGCGCAACGGCAGGGATATCTGAAACAGGCGCCACCGACCTATCCGGGCGACGACCAGACGCAGGCGCTGGCGCGGATGGGCGTGAGCATATAGGACCAGTATAACATGGGGTTCATCACCCCACCGGGGTTGGCAGAGACTCTGAAGAACGTGTTCAGGCAGCCCGTCAACACTCCCGCTGCGGCTGGAGGCGGGACGAATGCGCCAGCCGGGACAAGCACGCCAGCGTCACCGCAGAACCTTGCCGACATCCATCCCGACCTGACGCAGTTCCGGCTGCCGAGCGGTGCCGGCGCGACTGTTGCCAAGAGCGCCGCACCGCAGTTCCAGGGGTTGCTGACCGACCTTGAGGCAGCCGGCTACAAGCTCGATCCCGACACCACAGGCGGCTACAACCCACGCAACATCGCCGGCACCAACACGCCGAGCCAGCACGCCTACGGCCTGGCAATGGACGTGAACTGGGCGCGCAATCCGCGTGGTGCCAATACACAAGCGGACATCCCGCCTGATCTGGCGCGGAGCCTTGCCGCCAAGTGGGGCCTGACGTGGGGCGGTGACTGGCAGGGCGCCGACCGCGATCCGATGCACTTCGAGGTCGCACGAGGGTCAGGCCCTGGCACCGATCATCCTAAGGGCGCGGCAACCGGGTGGAATGCCAACAACCCGCTGAATATCACCACCGACACCGGCGGTGTTGTCACACCTGCCGGGGCGCGGCTGGCGACCTATGGCTCGATGGCCGATGGCGTTGCTGCGACTGCGGCCAAACTCCAGTCGTACCAGACCGATCGCGGCCTCAATACCGTGCGGCAGATGTATACCGAATGGCACAAGGGAAGCCCGGTCAACGACGCCGATATGCAGCGGATTGCCGGAGCGATGGGCGTTGGTGTTGATCAACCATTCCAACTGGACCCGACAAAGACGGCAGCGTGGATCAGCGCGGCGCAGCCGGGAGAGACTGGGACCGCTGGAAAGCGGCTGTCGCAAGCGGACATCGCTGCCGGGGTGAGACAGGCCAGTGCGGCCCCTCAGGCAGTTCCTGGCGGCGTTGCGGCGCGGACTGGTGGGACAAACGTGGCGGGGCCTGGAGCCGGCTCAGGGGCAGTCGCGCCGGCCCCAGGACAGGTAGCGCCAACCCCCGCACCAGGGCAGGCAGCACCTGCTCCCGGCGGGGCCACGACAACGCAGCAGCAGCAACCTGCTGCGACGACCGTCGGAACCGGGGTTAATTCGCCGCAGTACCAGCAGGCGCAGCAAATGCTACGCCAGGCCGCGGCGATCGAGATCGGACCTGGTGGGCAGTTGCCGCAGGCCAAGGCTGCTGTGGCGTATCTCAAAAGCCAGGCGCAGTTGATGTTGCAGACGGACAGCGTAGTGCAGACGCCTCAGGGGCAGGTTCACACGCTCACCGGCAAGATAGACGACCCAGCGAAGCCGCTGGCCGATTATCACGAGACAACCCCAGGCTCCGGCATCTGGGTCGGTGGCCCGGGAACTGAGCCACGGTTCCAGCCACCCGGTCGCCTGGTCGTCGGCCCCGATGGCACGGTATGGCAGACCAGCGTTGGTGGTGCGAAAGTTCTCCAGCCATCCGATCCGCAGGCTATTGCCGCACGCAAAGAGGCAGAGGCTGCTGGCACTGCTACCGGCACCACGACTGTCAAGAAATACCAAGATCTGGTCGATAGGGCACAGAATGCAGCGCAGCAAGAGGGCCAGATAGACTACGCCACGAATCAGCTTCGGGAAGCTGCGAAGGGTGGCATTCCCAGTGGCTACTTCTCCGATGCCCTCGCTGCGGGTGCTGCTGCTGCAAAATCACTCGGATTGGATGGGCCGCTGCGAGCTGTTGGAATTAATCCTGAAGCGGTTGGGAACATTCAGACCGCGCAGAAAACTCTGTCCGTCATTGGTGGCGCCATCCTGCGGCAAGCGCTTGGCCCAGGCAGCGCGATCACTGACGGAAAAATCGAGGCGTTCATCCATACACAACCAGGGATCATGACCGACCCACGGGCGCTTGAGCGCATCATGGCGTGGGCGCGGTCGCAATACACTTATGAGCGGGAGATGGGTCACGCAGCGGTGGCCGAAGCCGCGAAGCAAGAGAATGCCGGACGACTGCCGCCGAATTGGCTAGCGGCATATTATCGCGACCATGGGTTTGCCCCGATCTACGATCCTGTGACCGGCGAGATGCAGCAGCCGGACGGACGACAGCCAACGCGAGAGACGCCTGCGGCGGCTACACTTCCGGCTGCTGCTAGATCAAGCCTGAAGGAGGGCCACGAGACAACGTTCGGCAACGGGCAAGTCTGGACGCTGCGGAACGGCCAGCCGGTTCAG